GAATTAATATACCTGTTGTTGATATATTAGTGACAACTCAAAATTGGTCTCAGTTTGTTGAAACATGGGACTTTCAAAATATTGATAAAAACTTGGAACCTCCTTTTTTAACGGTAATTAGAAGTCCCGAAGTTAAATACGGAAATAACCCTGCTGTGATGTATAATATTCCTAATAGAAGAATGTATTATTATATGGAAGTTCCAACATGGAATGGAAATATCGTGGGAGCTGACGTTTATAAAATACCACAACCAATTCCAATTGATTTGAAATACTCGGTCGCAATTGTTTGTAATAGAATGAGAGAGGTTAATACATTAAATCAAAGAGTAATGGAAACTTTTGCTTCAAGACAGGCGTATCAAACAATAAACGGACATTATATTCCAATTATTAATGATGGATTCACCGACGAGTCTTTGATGGATTTAGAAAAAAGAAAATACTATGTTCAGAAGTATGATTTCACAATGATGGGTTTTTTGATTGATGAAAATGAATTTGAAGTTAGTCCAGCGATTTCCCGAACTCTAACCGTAATAGAAGTTGACCAAAGAAATATCAAACGACCAAAGAAAAAGATAGAACCTGTTGAATTGTCTAAAATTGTTTTGGAGTATGTTAGCGGATCAACTTCTGAAGAATACAACTTCGAATACACTTGTAATTTGTATTTTACCGAATCAACTAATATTGAATCCTATTCCGTTTATATTAACGATCAATATTATGGGGACGACGTTGGATTAATTCAAATTACCACTAGTGATATTTTAAGAATTGATATTGTTGTAGGAATGGGACTGGAAATCCCTGAATTAATTTTTTCTCAAAAGTTGGTTTAGTCCTCTCCGTATATATCTTTTTTTTCTTTACACTTTTCTAAAATTAAAGTCTCTAAAAATTTATACATTTTAATTCCTCTTTTGTCGCAATATTTTTTTAGGACTTCATGAACTTTGGAGTCTATTTTTAAATTTTTGATCTTCTTGTTGTCTTCCATATGGTTGGTAGAAAAAAGGCAGAATAAAATCATACCATAATATAAATAGTTTTGTAGATGTAAAGTTTTTGGTGTTTTATCAAGTATTTATAGAAAAATAAATAATTTAAAATTAATACTAGACATGGCAACTAATAGTAAAGTTTTTGTTTCTCCAGGTGTTTATACCTCTGAAGTTGACTTAAGTTTTGTCGCTCAAAGTGTCGGTGTAACAACACTGGGCATCGTTGGTGAAACGTTGATAGGTCCGGCATTTGAGCCGATCTTTATTAGAAATTTTGATGAATTTCAAACAGTATTCGGGGGAACATCTCCTGAAAAATTTATTAACACAACAATACCTAAATATGAGGCGGCTTATATTGCTAAGGCATATTTACAACAATCAAACCAATTATTTGTAACAAGAATTTTAGGTTTGTCAGGTTATGATGCGGGTCCATCTTGGTCCGTAACAACCGTAGCCAACGTAAATCCATCTACGGTAGGATTATGGTGTTTGAGTTCTGTAACAAGCACGGCGACTTGTGAGACAATTTGTGTGGATTATTATGATGAGGTATACGCTATACCTTTTACAGGATGTAATAATGACATCTCAAGTATTTCTTACTTATCTTCATTTCCTGATGAGATCCAAGACATATTGTATTCACAATACGAACAATTCAACGGGGGCACATCAACATTAGACGATGATATTAGAAGTTTGATCTTTGATGTAATTACAAGTTCTAACCCATTTGTTGCAGAAGATGAGTTTATTTCATATTGGGGTTCTATTCCAACGATGGATTATGATACTATTACTAACGCAGGTTGGACGGCTTCAACTAACGTTTTAGGCGTTCCTTCAGTATCTTTGGATGAAACTAATTTAGAATCTCCTTTAAACGACGCTTGGTATTACGCATTATTTAATACAACAGGAAACACGAACTATAGTGGTTATTCATTCTTTAGTTTTGTATCAGGTTTAACATTAACCCCAATTACAACTACAACATCAACTAGTTCATCGACTACTACTACAACAACTAATCCTTGTGTTACACCTGTTCCGACTACAAGCACAACTACAACAACAACATTACCGGTTAATTGTTATTCGGGTAATTTGTATATCAAATTGTATTACTATACTGGTACATCTTATACCAACTATGATAATGTAGTTGTAGGAACCCTTAGATCAAGAGGTGTTGCGACTTATGTAAATGCAACAAACCCAGCATATTCAGTAACTGGTATCACCGATGTTACTCTTAATATGACAGGTCAATATTCAGCTGTATTGAAAAATCCTTATTCCACATTTGGTGTAAATGTTGTAGATAAGTTTGGAACATCTTATTTCTTTGAAACTTCATTTACTCAAAACGATCCTGAGTATTGGTCAAAAGTATTCGGTATAACTAACTTCCAAAAACCAAGACTTGAGGTTCCAGTTTTTGCCGAAGAAAATTTCCAATCATGGTTAAATTACTCTTGGAGAAAAGGTTATATCAAAGGTTTGAATCCCAATTTAATTTCTTTAGATTCTGCTCAAAGTGGAGATCCCAATTCAATCGGTTGGTATTTAGATAAATGGCAAACACCATATTCACCATTTGTTGTATCTGAATTAAGAGGTAATAAGGTATATGACTTATTTAGGTTCTACACCATATCTGATGGTGATGGTGCGAATACTTTGATAAAAATATCGATCATCAATCAAACGTATAGTAATCTAACATTCGACGTATTAATTCGTAATTATTTTGATACTGATGCAAATCCTGTAGTTTTAGAAAAATTCACAAATTGCACCATGGATCCAGGTCAAAATAACTTTATCGCAAATAAAATAGGAACTTTGGATGGTGAATACATGTTGAACTCTAAATATGTTATGGTTGAAATGTCGGAAGATGCTCCAATAGACGCTCTTCCATGTGGTTTCAACGGATTTAACTTTAGAAATTACGCAGGAGCACAATCACCGTTCCCAATTATTAAAGGTAAATATGACTTCCCTGGTGAAGTAATCTACAACCCACCATTTGGATTGTCCTCAGGAAACGACAACGCACTTGTTAGTCCAGGGGATAATGTTAGAAGAACTTACTTAGGAATTTCAAATTCATATGGATGGGATCCAGCATTCTTTGAATACGTAGGTAAAAGAAATCCAGTTAATTCCTGTGATATTGATGGTCTTCCGTTCAACTACAGATCAACAGGTTTCCACATGGATATAAATGCAAGTGGTTTGACAATCGGACCTGAGTTTTCAACAAGCGGTGACCCAAGATTTATTTGTGGTAATTCTTCTTTCATTACAGAACCAGAACTTCCAACAAACGCATACTACAGATTATTCGCTCGTAAATTCACTTTCTTAGTTCAGGGTGGTTTTGATGGTTGGGATATATATAGAGAATGGAGAACAAACGAAGACAGATTCCAAATTGGTAGAGCAGGTTATTTAAATGGGGCATGTCCATCAACAAGATACCCTAACGCTAAAGGTTGGGGAGCATTTAAAGAAATTTCTTTAGGTGACGGAACTCAAAACTTTGCAAACACTGACTACTACGCATACCTATTAGGACAACAAACGTTCGCAAATCCTGAAGCTACAAACATTAACGTTTTTGTAACACCGGGTATTGATTATGTAAATAATAGTAATCTTGTTGAGGACGCAGTTCAGATGATAGAATTCAATAGAGCGGACTCATTATATGTTTGTACAACACCTGATGCTGATTTGTTTTCACCCGCAAACTCAGGAACGGATTTGTTCATCTATCCTACTGAGGCGGTTGATAATTTGGATAACACAGGAATCGACTCTAACTATACGGCTACTTACTATCCGTGGGTATTAACAAGAGATAGTGTAAATAACACTCAAATTTATATCCCACCGACAGCTGAGGTAACAAGAAACTTAGCACTTACAGATAACATTGCATTTCCATGGTTCGCGGCGGCGGGTTACACTCGTGGTATTGTTAATTGTATAAAAGCTCGTAAGAAGTTGACACAAGAAGATAGAGACATTCTTTATGTTGGTAGAATTAACCCAATTGCGACCTTCTCTGACGTAGGAACCGTAATTTGGGGTAATAAAACATTACAAGTAAGAGAGTCGGCACTTGATAGAATCAACGTTAGAAGATTGTTACTTCAAGCACGTAAGTTGATTTCAGCAGTATCTGTAAGATTATTGTTTGAACAAAACGACGCTCAAGTAAGACAAGACTTCTTAAACGCTGTCAATCCAATCTTAGATGCGATTAGAAGAGACCGAGGTCTCTACGACTTTAGAGTAACGGTTTCATCTGACCCTGAAGATATTGACAGAAACCAATTAACAGGTAAGATTTATATTAAACCTACAAGAGCACTCGAGTTTATTGATATAACATTCTATATCACTCCGACTGGAGCTTCTTTTGAGAATATTTAAAGTGGTTAATAAATAAAAGAAAAGAGGGGGACAACTGTTCCCCTTTTTTTATTTATATGGATATTTATTAA